CGATCTACGTCGCCATGTCGTCGAGCGAGCTCGACACCCTGCAGGCGGCGTTCCGCACCGCCGGCGGCCATTGGTCCACGTTCATCATCTGGGCCAAGAACACCTTCACGATGGGCCGCGCCGATTACCAGCGTCAATACGAGCCGATGCTTTACGGCTGGAAGGAAGGTTCGGATCACTTCTGGTGCGGCGCCCGTGATCAGGGTGATGTGTGGTTCATCAAGAAGCCCGTCAGGAATGATTTGCATCCGACGACCAAACCAGTCGAGTTGATCGAAAGGGCGTTGCGTAACTCTTCCAAGTCCCGTGACACCGTGCTCGATCCATTCGCTGGCAGCGGCAGCACGCTCATTGCTTGTGAAAAAGCAGGCAGAACCGCTCGCCTCGTCGAACTCGATCCACACTATTGCGACGTAATAGCCCAACGCTATATCGAGTTCACAGGCAAGCCTGTGCTGCTCAACGAAGATGGGCGCACTTTTGACCAAGTCCAGCAATCCAGAACCGCAACCGCTGCTTGAGAACCCAGACATGGGAATCACCGCAAAAGGTTATCGGCGGCTTTACGATCCCGCAACCAAGCGGCTCCGCATGGAGCATGATTTGGTCTGGGAGCGGGTACACGGGCCCATTCCCGCTGGTTTCGCTGTTCATCACATCAATCACGACAAACTCGACAACCGGATTGAGAACCTTCAATTGCTCGATCCGCTGACCCACAAACGCCACCACAGTGGTTGTGAGCGACGCGAAGGAATGTGGTGGAAGCCTTGTCGCAAATGCGGGACGGTAAAGCCCGTCACCGAATACTACCCACAGAGAGACTGGATTTCGCCTTGGTGCAAATCCTGCCAAATTGAGAACGCCACGAACAGCAAGCGGAGGCGGCGTGCAGCGAGGCAACAATGGCGGCTCCTTGCGGATCTAGTTGGCAGGGAGGCGGCTTGAACGGTGGGCGACCGCACCTTTGAGCAAGTGCGTGAAGAACGAGGCACAGTTCCAGCGTGAGGTTGAACGGTGCCGACGAGAGATCGCCGACGCGGAAGCCAAACTCCGCGCCGGAGACCCGGAGGTAGAAGGCTTATGCCTGGCGCTGCGCGACTGGTCGACCGAACTGAGAATCCTGGAAGGGAAGCATGCTGATGCCTCTTGAACTCCTGATGGCCGTCACCGGGTTAGCGTCCGGCCTAGTCGGAACCTACGTCAGCCTCCAGAACCGCGCGCTGCTCGCGGAGGTGCGGCGGGAAATGGCGGAGCAGGAAAACCGAATCATATCCAGGCTGAACGGTCTGTACATCAGGCGGTCCGAGTGTGAGTTGCACAACGCGCTGCTTGAGGAACGGATCGAGGGGATCGCGAGGCAGAAGAGAGAAGCCGCCGGTGGTTGAGGCCGGCGGCGGGGCTGCATCAGCCCGGGCTACTCGCTGCCATATTGCGGTTGGCCCTCGGGGATCCAGCCATATTGCAGCCACCCCTGCTGGTCTGGACCGATGTAGCCAAAGTAAAAGCCCGGATGCAAATCCGAAAGCCACACGTAGGCCGAATCGATGGCGTCCTCTCGTCGGCGGCGAAGCAACTCCTGGAAGACGTCGGACTTGGCACGCACGGTTTTGTTGAGGACCGTTCCCATGGCGCCGGCCATCCGGTCCGTGCGAGCTGGGTGGATGCGGAAGGCAACGCCCGGGGCGGTGTAGATCTTGGCGTGTTGTACGGGACGCGGCATCTAGTTGGGCCTCCGTCGCGGGATCTCCAGGCCGGCTCGTTCCTTGAGGATTCGCCGCAGTAGATCGGTGTCGTCGTCCCCCGGTTGGCGGAGATGTTCCAGTTGGGCGGCCACCTCGGGATCGATCAGGAAGGTCACGTCCCCGTTGGGGAGCGTGGTGAAACCTTCCAGATGAGTGAGCGCCAGGCGCCGCAGGGCGGCGGCAACGGCCGGATCCACGGTAATGCGTTTCCATGCGGTCATGCGGCAAATCCTCCGATGCGATATGCCCGCTCACCGGCGTCGCGCTTGGTGGAGACGATGGTGAGCCCCATCTTCTTGGTGAGCGCGCCGCTGAGGAAGCCGCGCACCGAATGCGCCATCCAGCCGGTTACGGACATAATCTCCTGCAAAGTTGCGCCGTTCGGGCGCTTCAGTAACTCGATGACGATGGCTTTCTTGCTGCCTTCGCGCGCCGTGGGCGCTGCGTCCTTAGTGGTGGCCTGTTTGGCCGCCTTGGCCTTCTTTGGTGCGACGTCGCGCGCCGGTGGCGCAACGGTGGCCTCCAGGCGTTGGATGGCGTCCCAGATGCGGCTGACGGCTGTCTTGCGGTCGGTGAACTTTTTGACCGGCTTCAGGTCGTCGAAGGGGACTTCGCCGGCAAAGCTGTTCCAGATGTCGGCCAGACGGCTCAGCGGCCAACTGGCGGCGAGGCTGGCCAGACCCGCTTTGCTGGGGAAGAAATGGACACTGTCCTTGCCCGGGTGGGCCGCGCGGGCCTCATGCTCGGTTGGGTAGACGGTGATGGTGTTGTCGGTGGTGATGGCGTAAGTCTGCATACGTTCTCCTATTGGAAGTTGGATGCCGGTTCAGTACTCCAGTCCGAGTTGATCCACCGCGCTGCGATCGCCCAGCGAGGCGAGCACGTAGGCGAGTTCCTCCGTCACGCGGCCGAGGTCGCCGGGGTAGCCCCAGTCGGCAGGCTCCTGTGCTTGCCGTTTCCGGTGCTCCTCCAGCCGGCTGGCGATGCGATTCAGCAGGTCCTGGCATACGGTGTAGCGCTTGGCGTAACACGCTGCGGCGCTGGGTTTGGCTCGGTGGCTGTCGTTTCTGTTCGGCATCGATGACATTCATGGCTTCACTTCCGGCCAGAAGCAAGCGGAAAGATCCACTACTTCGCAGAAAGATGCGAGGCGATTGTTAGGCGAAAGCTGGCATGTATACGGAACAGCAACTACAGGCACTGCGGGATGCGCTGGCCAATGGGGTGCGCCGCGTGCGCTTCGCCGACCGCGAGATGGAGTTCCGGGATGTGGCCGAACTGAAGCAGGCCATCGCGGTAGCTGAAGCGGAGATGGCCAAGGCCAGCGGACAACCCATGGCACGACAGATTCGCGTCTCCACGCAGAAGGGTCTCTGAAGCTTGAACCTCTGGCAGCAGATCAAAACGGCGTTGTTTCCGCGGCCGAAAGCATTGTCGGACTACGAGGCAGCCTCGAGCACGAGGCGGACAACCGGCTGGAGTTCTGTAGGGAGCGATGTCAACACGCTGGTTTTCCGCAGTGCCGACACCTTGCGTGCCCGATCCCGCGATATGGTGCGCCGCAATCCCTGGGCCACCAATGCGCTGGACTCCTTCGTGGGCAACTGTGTGGGTACCGGCATCAAGCCGCAGTCGCAGCATCCCGATGCCTCCACGCGCGAACGCATTCAAAAGCTGTGGCTCCAGTGGACCGACGAAGCGGATGCCTCGGGACTGACAGATTTCTACGGACTGCAGGCGTTGGCTTGCCGGTCCGTGATGGAATGCGGCGAGTGTTTGGCTCGCGTGCGTCCTCGTTTGCCGAAGGACGGACTGACGGTACCGTTGCAGCTGCAACTCTTGGAGGCCGAACACCTGCCTACCAACGAGAATCGTCGGCTGGAGAACGGTAACTACATTCGGGCCGGCATCGAGTTTAGCCGTATCGGCAAGCGTGTGGCCTATCATCTTTACCGTGAGCATCCCGGCGACACGCTGCACCCGCTGGCTTCTACTGAACTGGTGCGCGTGCCCGCCGAGTTCGTCCTGCATCTGTTCCGCCCCATCCGTCCCGGTCAACTCCGCGGCCAGCCTTGGTTGACACAGGTTCTCGTCAAGCTGCACGAACTCGATCAGTACGACGACGCTGAACTGGTCCGCAAGAAGACCGCCGCCATGTTTGCCGGCTTTGTCACCAAGAACGCACCGGAGGATCAGATCCTGGGCGAAGGCCAACCCGACTCGACCGGCGCGGCGCTGGCGGGACTCGAGCCTGGCACTTTACAGGTTCTACTGCCGGGCGAGGATGTGAAGTTCTCGACGCCGGCTGACGTGGGCGCCAGCTACGAGACCTTCATGCGCGTGCAGTTGCGCAGTATCGCCGCCGGCATGGGAATTACCTATGAGCAACTGACCGGCGATCTCACCGGCGTGAACTACTCCTCCATCCGCGCCGGCCTGCTCGAGTTCCGGCGCCGCTGCGAACAGTTTCAGCACCAGGTGCTGGCATTCCAGATGTGCATGCCCATCTGGCGCCGGTGGATCGATGCCGCTATCCTCAGCGGCGCACTGCCAAAGACGGGGGATGTGTCCCTCTACTACGACGTGAAGTGGATCCCGCCGGGGTTCGCCTGGGTCGATCCATTGAAGGACATCCGGGCGCAGATCATGGCCGTGCGCGCGGGCTTCAAGAGCCGCGCCGAGGTAGTTTCCGAGCAGGGCTACGACGCCGATGCCATCGATCGCGAGGTGGCGGCCGACAACAACCGCGCCGACGCGCTCGGCTTGAGTTACGACTCCGATCCGCGGCCGGAGGAAGTTATGCCAATCGACGAGAGCGAAACATGACCATGCGAGGCAAGCAAGTTCTACAGTTATTCGGCGCGAAGCCGCTGCTTCTGGAAGCATCGAAGCTCGACGCCGCTTATGCCATGCGGCGGCCTTATGCGCTGCAGGACGGCGTGGCCGTCATCGACATTGCCGGCATCCTGGCCAACGAACCATCTCTGTTCGAAGCCCTGTTTCTCGGTGCCACGGCCTACGGCCAGATCCTCGATGAGGTGGAATTGGCCGCAGCCGACCGTGAAGTGCGCGGCATCCTACTGCGCATTAACTCACCGGGTGGGGATTCCGATAACGCGTTCGAAACCGCGGCGGCGCTAACCCGTTTGGGGCAGCAGAAGCCCATCTGGGCCGTGGCCGATAACAGCATGTTCAGCGCCGCGTACCTGGTGGCCACTGCCGGCGAGAGGATCTACGTCCCCGAGTTCACCGGCGGTGCGGGCAGCGTAGGTGTCTATGTTGAGCATGTCGATTGGAGCGAATACAACCGCAAGCTCGGCGTGAAGGTCACGTACATCGCCGAGGGCGAAGGCAAAACCGACGGCAATCCCGATGAGCCACTCTCGGAATCGGCGCGCGCCGCCTTGGAGAATGAGGTAGCACGTCTCTACGATCTGTTCGTCGGCGCTGTAGCCTCGCGCCGCAATCTGAGCCCGGCATCGGTGCGGCAACTGGGCGCGGCCTTGAAGTTTGGACCTGAGGCTGTCGCCGCCGGCTTGGCCGACCGTACCGGGACATTCCGTGACGCGCTCTCTGCGCTCATCGCCGCCACTCGAAAATCGGGACCCATCGCCGGTCCCACCATCTCAACCCAATCAGGAGGCAACACCATGCAGGAAGAAACGGTTCGGGCCGCAGTGCCCGAGCCCACTATCGACCTTGAACCCATCCGCGCTGAGGCGCGCCGGCAAGGCTACGCTGACGCGAGCGAGATCGTCGAACTCTGCGCTCTGGCCGGCATGCCCGAGCGTGCCGCCAGGTTGCTCCGCGAGCAGGCCACACCAGCTCAGGCGCGCCAGACGCTGCTCGAAGCTCGTGTCGCCGAAGAGGCCCCCGAGATCCGTACCCACGTCATGCCGGACACCGGCACCAGTGCGAAACCGTCCCTCGACAACAACCCGGTGGTGAAAGCCGCCGAGCAGCTGGCACAAGCCGGCAAAGGAGGCCGTTAGTCCATGTCCGTCATGAGCGAAGGAAAACGTCTGGGCGACTGGTTGAAGTGGGAGGCCGAGAATTCCTACAGCCGCGACATCGTCACGATTCTGGCCGGCAGCGGGGCGGAACGCGCCCTGCTCAACGGCATGGTGCTGGGCCGCGTCACCAAGGGCGCGGCTACCGGCGCCGCCGTGGCAGGCAACACCGGTAACGGCACCATCACCGCCAGTCCCGTCGTGGGTGCCGCGGCCAAACCGGGAGTCTACCGTGCCATCTGCATCGAACCGGCCACTGACGGTGGCAAGTTTGCCGTGGAGGATCCCGAGGGCGTCCTGATTGGCATCGCCACGGTGGGTACCGAGTTCACCACCCATCTCACCTTCACCATCGCCGATGGCTCGACCGACTTTGCCGCCGGCGACGGCTTCACCATCACGGTGGCGGCCGGCTCCGGCAAGGTGAAGCAAATCGATTTTGCGGCCACCGACGGTAGCGACATCCCATGCGGCCTGCTGGTGGTGGATGCCACCGCGCCCGACGGGAGTGATCTCTCGGCTGTCGCCGTGGTTCGCAACGTCATTGTGTCCGGCAACGGCCTCACCTGGCCCACCGGCGCCACCTCTGACCAGAAGAACGCGGCCATCGCCCGACTCCAGAGCCTGGGCATCCTGGTCCGCCAAGGAGCTTAATCCATGCTGAATCCATTCGCCAATGATGCTTTCGAAATGGCGGCTCTCACCGCCGCCATCAATCGCATTCCGAATCTCTATGGCCGCGCCGAGCAGCTCGGCTTGATGCCCGCTGAGGGTGTTCGCACCCGCACCATCCTCATCGAGGAGATGAACGGGGTGCTGAATCTGCTGCCCACCATGCCGGTGGGTGCGCCGGCCACGCTCGGCACGCAGGCCAAGCGCAAGGTGCGCTCCTTCGTGATCCCGCACATCCCGCATGAGGATGTGGTGTTGCCGGAAGAGGTACAGGGACTGCGCGCGTTCGGCTCGGAGAATGAAGTCGAAGCGCTGTCCAACCTGCTGGCCCGCAAGCTGCAGAACATGCGCAACAAGCACGCCATCACGCTGGAACACCTACGCATGGGTGCCCTCAAGGGAGTGATCCTGGACGCCGACACCTCGACGCTGTACAACCTCTACACCGAGTTCGGGATCAGCCCCAAAACCGTCAACTTCGCCTTGACCACGAACACGACCGAGGTACTGTTGAAGGTCCTCGAGGTGAAGCGCCACATCGAAGACAACCTCAGAGGCGAGTTCATGACCGGCATCATGTGCCTGTGCTCGCAGGGCTTCTTCGATGCCCTCACCACGCACAGTAAGGTGAAGGAGGCCTACGCACGCTGGCAACAGGGCCAGTTGCTGTTCACCGACAACCGCACGAACTTCACCTTCGGCGGAATCACGTTCGAGGAGTATCGCGGCCAGGCCACCGACGTTGATGGCAATGTGCGCAAGTTCATTGCCGACGACGAGGCACACTTCTTTCCGCTGGGCACCGCCTCGACCTTCCGCACCTACTTCGCGCCGGCCGACTTCAACGAGACGGCCAACACCATCGGCTTGCCGCTGTATGCCAAGCAGGCACCGCGGAAGTTCGAGCGCGGCACCGACCTTCACACACAATCAAATCCGTTGCCGATCTGCCTGCGACCCGAGGTGTTGGTCAAAGGCACCAAGGCCTGACTGTGACCCACTGGGCCTCCCTGATGGACGCACTGAGCAACGCCGCGCTTGCTGCGTTCGCCAGGGAGGTCACCTATGTTCCTCAGGTTGGAGCGCCCTTTACAGTGCGCGCCATTTCCGAGGCTCCGCACCAGGCCGAGGATAGTTCGCCCGGCACGTACACGGTGTTATTTCTTCGCCTTGCGGACTTGCCGCAGCCGCCGGAGCGCGGTGATGAAGTGCGGATGGGCGATTCCGTCTACAAGGTTTTCGAGATCGAGGCTGACGCGGAGGGCGGTATCCGGCTCTCTCTGCGGTTGACGTGATCCATGGGCAGCGTTCGCATCTGGTTCAAGCGCCAGCGGCGCGTGGGGCACTTGACATTCCAACAATCGGCGATGCTCAAGCTCGGCACCGTGGGTGTGGCGGCAGTGAAAAATCGCCTCGCAGCGGCACAAGGGCCGACGGATGCGGCTGCCAAGCCGCTCACCAAGGGGTATGCGATCCGCAAGACCAAGGCTGGGAAAGGCAACCGCCGGAACTTGTACTGGACCGGCGCGCTTTTGCGGAACCTCCAGGTCCGCACGGTGAGTGAGAACCGCGCCAAGGCGGGCCCCTCCACGCGTAAGGACCGCATTAAAGCTTGGGCGAACCAGAAAATTGAGCCGTGGCTGGTGTTTTCGCCTAAGAACAAAGCTGCCGTTGTAGAAGCCGCACGGCGCGTATTTCAAGAGGCTACCAAGCGGCTTTTGCTGCAGCGGAGCCTGGGTGGTAAGCAGCAGTGATCAATTTCGCGGTACTTGTGGACAACCTCGTCACTCTGCTGCGCGACATCCCGGAGCTGGTCACGGAAATGGACGGCGACGCGGAACGCATCTACGCCTATCACGATCAGTATCCGAAGCGTGCGAGTTTAGCTCGCGCCATTCACGAGATGCCGGCCCCGTCCATCATGGCCGTCTGGCAGGGCACGCATCCAGGCGCCTTTGGTGGAGTGGACGTTTGGAAGCACCAGGTCACGTTGTACCTCCGCGCTCGGGAGACTTTCGATGGGGATCCACCCACGGGCTACTACCAGTTGTTTCGACTGATCACCAAGGGCGTCCCGGCAACAGCAGATGCGCCCATGCTCAACGTCACCGTGCATCCCTCCTGCTACCCCATGGACCTGCCGCCGATTCAGCGGCAGACGGACGCAGAGGGGCTTGATTATTTTGAGGTACCCATCACATTCACGGAGGCAGGGGATGAGTGACAAGAACACGGTCTGGCTCCGTAGGAATGATGGCGGTGAGCCTATCGAGGTAGAAGCTACTCCCACGATTATGATTCCTTTGATGATCCAGGGCTATGTGCAATGCGATCCACCCGAGGAGGTAACCCAACATGTCGACCGCTAGAATGCAGGAGATTCTCATTGGATTCGGCAAGGGTAAACAGACTGACATTGCCACGGCGAACCTTGTCGGAAGCATTTGGCAACTTAAGAAGCTCAACGCCGCCCTGGCCAACCCCAAACTCAACACCGAAAACGATGCCGAGGAGTTCGGCAAGGGCCACGAGTTCCCTACGCAGACCTTCAAGACCTCCTGGGATGTGAACGGGACCCTCGAGAAGTATCTCAGTGCGGAGATCGCCGCCTGGGCCATGGCCTTCGGCCTGGGCAAGGTGGTGAAGTCCGGCACCGCACCGAACTTCACCTATACATGCACGCCGCTCATTCCGGCGAACGGGGATGCGGCGGAGTTACCGTACTTCTCCTTCGTTGAGCAGATCCGCCCCGGCGCCGGCGTGGTGGCTGACCGCATGGCCGTTGGCTGCGTCGTCGAAGGATGGACTCTCAGCCTCGGCAGCGGGCCGGGCCGTGCCAACTCCAAGATGACCGTCGAGTTTGTGGGCTCCGGAAAAGTCACCGAGCCTTCCGGGATCACGATGCCGGCGGCCACGCTCGAAAAGCTACTACCGTCCGCGTCGCTGGCGCTCTCGATCAACGGCGTCAACTACGTCTCAAACAAGAACATCGTCTCACTGGAAACGTCGTGGAAAAATAACGTTCGGCTGGATGGCGGGTTCTACCCCGGCTCCGGCTTCCAGTCACCGGCGGACGCCACGAGCGGCGCCATCCGCGGCCGCCTCGAGTTCGGCAACCGCCAGGGCACGCTCAAATTCGTGGCACGGTTCGAGAACGGCTCGACGGAACTGACGAAGCTGAAGAGCCAGGCCACCGGCGCTGCCGTCATTTCCCTCACCTACGACGCCAACAATTCGCTCGAGATCACCTGGCAGAAGATCTCCTTCGCTACCGCCGAACTGGGCGAGACGGACGGGTTGGTGACGGTGTCGGTGGACTGCCTGCCCATGTGGGATGAAACCAACGGCATTGTCTCGGCCGTGGTCGAGTGTGGCGTCGACGGCATCTGCCAATAGACTCACTTCCGGAATATTTTCCGGAAGTCTCCGGAGAGATTTCCCATGGAACAAAGTCAAACTGTATTCGACGCGACCCGCCCGGTCGCCATGCAACTGCGCACGCCGACGGGCGTCAAGACCGTGCGCGTGCGGTTTCCCTCCGATGAGGAGTGGACGGAACGGCAGCGGAAGCGCAAGGTTGTTATTAAACAGTTGGGCCGCGGAGTGTCGGAGACCACCGTCCCGAGTTCGGAAGACGTGGATGCCGTGTTGCTGGCCAAGATCCGGATGCCGGAGGAGAAGGCTCAAGAAGTGGATGCCTTCGAAGCCATCCGGATTATCGAGCAGTTGAGCCAGGCCGAGGTGGATGATGTCCTCCAGGAAGGCGATTCATTTCGCGTCACGCTGCGCGTGCTGGGCGGTACGGTGGTGCATGTGCTGAGGATGCCGTCGGCCAAGGACGTCTTCGATTACCGGCGCGGCTTCGCGCGGGTGCTCGATCTGCCCTACAACCGTCAAGAGTTGACCATCAACCTTGCGGCGGCGGCTATCCTTCATAAGAAGCTCTTGCAGGGCACCGAAGGCTACGCCGGCGAGGCGCCCATCATTCACCAAGCCGTCGCGGTGAAAGCGGCGATTGACGCGCTGGACGCCGCGTTCCAGGAGACCAACGACCCAAACTGACGAGCGGGGAGTGGCCCGAGCGGCCCTCCCTGCGGTTTCTCATTCACTGGGCGCTGCGCCGCGAAGAGCTGTGCGATCCCGGGTTGTGCCCGGACGCGCCGGATGATAGCGGCCGTTGTGATCACTGCCCGCTGGACAAACTCGATGCGGTGCAGTCCTCCGAGCCGGGCCTTCTGCTGCGGCGCGCCATCGACATGCGGGCCGCGCTCAAGTTGGGCATCCGCATCAGCCTCGAAGAGATCCGAGCCGATGAGTTCCACGCATTGGTCGTGTTGGAAGAAGAGCGCGACAAGCTGGATCGAGAGAAGATGGATTCTCCCGGCCGATAGTAGCTCCGAGATCCAGCGCTCACGAATGAGACTGCGATTTCCGCGCATCCAGAAGCCGCAACATGTCTCTCATCGCAGCCGCATCAGTATCGGTTTCCTCCAGTCGCGCTCGGCAGATTCCGCAGCCCGAGAGATGCTCCTCGATTTTAGGCAGCTTTGATCCGAGCCGGCACTCTCCCATCGAGTAGCTTTTCAAGTCCTCGTCCGTGAGATGCCCGGGGCGATTGAAGTCCATCGTAGTGCATCTATGTTATCCCGCGTGCGGCAGTTGGCGCAGGACCATTCGTGACGGAATAAGGCATGGCCGACAACAAACTCGAACTGGTCGTCGAAGTCGACGTCAATAAGGCCAACGCGTCCATCAAGAGCGTCAACACCGGTCTGTCCAGCATGGAGCAGACCGCCGCCACCGCGGCGCGTGGCGCCTCGCGCGGCATCGACGGTATGACGGCCTCCATGGTGAAGGGCGCTGCGGCCGGCAACCTCCTTGCCGACGCCATCAAGAGCGCACTCCAGTGGGCCAAGTCCTGGACGCTGGGCGCCGTGCAGGCGGCGGCGCACGAGGCGCGTCTGGAAGCTTCCATGAAGGCGCTCGCCAAGGCGCATGGCATCTCCGAGGGCGCGGCGCTGGCCCAGGCCCAAGCCGTACGCGAGATCGGCTTCTATGGCGAAGAGGCCACCCACACCATCAGCCGCATGATCGTGGCCGATATGGATCTCGCCAAAGCCACCGGCCTCGCCAAGCTGGCTAAGGATGCCGCGGCCATCGAGAACATTTCCGCCGGTGAGGCCATGGAGAAGCTCCTGCTGGCCGTTGAGGGCGGCGTGTCGCGTGGCCTGCGCAGCATGGGCTTGTTCGTGGATTTCAACAAGGAGGTCGAGTTCCAACAACTTCGTCTGGGCAGGACGCTCTCGGAGAGCGAGATCAAGCAGGTCCGCTACAACGCCGTGATGCGCGAGGGTGCGAAAATCGCCGGCGCGCACGCCGCCGCGCAGGGTGAGGCGGAAGTCATGGTCAAGAAGTTTCAGCGGGAAATGGTGGAACTGCGCGAGGCCATCGGCGCACGGTTCCAAGATCAGTATAAGTCGCTGGTCAGCCATCTCAAGGACGCCGCGTCCTGGCTCAAGGAAAACGTGGATCTGCTGGCCAAGTTTGGACAGGTGGCCATGTGGGTTTCCGGGATTATGGCAACGTATGCCATCGCCAGCAAGATTGCGGGCATCGCCGATGCTCTGCGCGGCCTCTCCGTGGCGCTCGCCGGCAATCCGTGGACGCTGTTGGCAACCGGAGTCCTGGCCGCTGGAGCGGTGATCTACACCACCTGGAAGGACACGCAGGATCAGATGCAGGCTCGCGTGGACCAGATGGAGCGCCAGGCGCTCCGGCGGGACCTTCTGAGCGGTAAGACCGGCATCGAGGATCTGCATAAGCGCGGCATGAGCGACGATCAGATTCGGGAACTGGTCTCCGGCCGGCGCGCATTAACCAGCGAGCAGCCATTCGAGTTTGGCAACCCAAAGATCACGGTCACGACTGCTAATCAGCCGGATGTAGACGCGCTCAAACTGGCGGCGGAGATCCGGAAGAAGCAGGCTGAAGTGACCCGCGATGCGCAGCAGGCGGCAATAGAATCGGGCACCAGAAGCCAACTCGGCTTCGCCCGCCAGATCGCGGAGGTGAACGCCCAGGTCGCGAAGTGGACCACGTTCACCGACGACAAGGGGCAGACGCAGCGGATTGCGCTCACCCGCGACGCATGGGCGGCGGTCATCGAACAGTTACAGAACCGCTGGTCGGCTTTCTACCAGGATGTCACCAAGCAGAATCGAGAAGCTCTCGCGGATCACCTGAAGGATGTAAAGGAAGCGGCTGACCAGCAGATCGGAGTGTGGACCGAAATGTACCAGCGCCGGCTCCAGTTCGAGGGGGAAGTGGCACAACGCAATCTGGAGCACGCGGAACAGAGCTACGCCTTCGAGGAGCAGCGTGCCGGGTACGGGCGCGACGCGCAGTTGCGCGCCGTGGAGGCAACCAACGCGCAGACACTCGCGCAGAAGGCGGCCGTCGAGCAGCGCAAGATGGAGATCGAAGTCGATTACCTGGAGCGCGTGAGCGAAATCAAGCTGCGGCTGTTCGACATGGAGACCTCGCGCATGGTCCTCGAAGAAGAGGCCAACCTGAAGAGGCTCGGCTATCGGGCGGACGAGGTCCAAGCGCGGATTGGAGAACTCACGCAGCAGCGCGAAGATATCCGTCAGCAACAACAGGAGGGCACCGACGCTGCTATACAGGCGGCGCGAGAGAATGCCGCCATCCGGCAGGCCAATCTGATTCGCGACCACAACCGCCAGATCTTCGATTCCCTAAAGCAGCAGGCCGGCGGTGTCTTCGATGCGCTGCTTACAAAATCGCAGTCGGTGTGGTCAGCCATCGGCAATTCGCTCAAAACCGCCATCCTCACCGCGATCAAAGATATCGTCACGTCGCGCGTTGCGGCCACGCTGATGCAGTTGTTTACGGGCCAGAGAGTGTCGTTCGCCTCGCAGACATCCAGTGGCGGCATATTTCGCGGTGTTGGCGGGTTACTGGGCATCGGCGCCGCACCAGTGTTCGGTGGCACCGGGAGTGGCGCAGGTGGAACATCTGCTGGAAGCGCCGGGGTGGGCAGCGGCCTGCTGTCGGGTACCGGCTGGGCCGGATCGTTGGCCGGCTTGAAATCGTTCCTCGGTATTGGAGGCTCTGTCCAAACCGGTGCCGGGATGGCCACCACCTGGGGTGCTGCGACCATGGGACAGAAGCTTTCGGCCATCGGCAAGTCGGATGCCGCATTGCTAGCCGGCGGGGCATTGGCTTTGGACGGTCTTCGTCGCGGAGGTGCCTTCGGGGTGGCCGAAACCACCGCCGGTGGTGCCATGATCGGCTTCAAATACGGCGGTGGCGTGGGTGCTGCCATTGGAGCGGCGGTTGGATTCACGGCCGGCATCATTCGGCTGTTCGTGAAGGGCGCGACCGACAAGGCCCGCGCCAAAGTGAAGGCGATCTATGGGGTGGACATCTCCGACAAAGGTGTTCTGAAGCAGATTGTCGATACGGCGAAACAGGCTTACGGAGGGGATTTGGACTTGGCCATCCGGGGTGCACAGATCCGTGAACTGGTACTAACCTACGCCATGATGACGGGCCAGAAGACCTCCGGCATCCCCACGGCTCCACGGGCCCTGTCGCTTGTGCAGTCCGGAGGATCACTGTACGAGTCGGCCGGGTACGTGAACGGCGCACAACAGTCGAGCATCAGCGGGCTTTCAACATTTAGTCGCAGTGACAGAGGGACTTCTTCCAGCAGCGCACCGGTAGTCATTAAACTGGACGGGCCGGCGACCACCGCACTGCTTCGGGGCGAAGCAGTGCAGGCGATTGCGGATAATCCACGGACAGTTCAAAGCGCGGCGATGACCGCCACCAGGTCCAACGCTGGCCGCCGGGAGTTGCTCAGCCTGCAACTCAGCCCGGGGACGCTGACTTCATGACCTTCAGGCGGCTGATCGTGGCAGCACTTCGCGTTCGATTCCCCGACGCAACGTGTCTTCAGCAACTTCTAACTCGTACTTGGCCTGGAGATTCATCCACATCTGGGCGGAGGTCCCGAAGTAGCGACCCAGCCGCAAGGCCGTATCGGCCGTGATGCTTCGCTGCCCCTTGACGATACCTCCGATGCGGTTGGCGGGAACGCGCAGGGCCAAAGCGAGAGCGTTCACGGTCAAACCGGCTTCGCTTAACAAATCCTGCAACACCTCCCCGGGGTGGATCGGTGGCAAGCGCTTCGCACTCTTCACGGCCATCTCAGTACCTCCTAGTGATAATCCACGATCTCGACGTTCAGGGCGTCACCGTCTCGCCATTCGAAACAGATCCGGTATTGGTCGTTGATTCGAATACTGTACTGGCCCAGCCGGTTCCCCTTGAGGGCTTCCAAGCGAAGTCCTGGCAGGTTCAGATCGCGCAGCGAAGTCGCCGTGTCGAGCAGCGCCAAACGCACACGGGCTACCCGCTCGATCGCCTGAAAGCGGCGGCTGAACTGACGATCCAGGAGCCGTAGCACCTCCCGGTCACGGCAAGAACGGATCATACGGCTTTCATAATACGAGATTCGTACAATTGCGTGCAACCCATGCCCGGCTCCGTCCAGAACGCCACGCCGACCACCGTTCTGCCTCACGGCCTGTGCCGGGCTTTCGTGCACTCGCGCGAGTACCCGCTTCTCGACAACGAATACCGCAACGGTGAATCGCAGCGGTCCGTGCAGGCAGTTACCAGCCGAAAACGTTGGCGCCTGGCCAAGCGGCTCACCCCGGCTCAGTTGACCGAGCTGCGGAGTTTCTTTGAAGCCCGCAGCGCAGGCCTGCAGCCGTTCTTCTTCTATGACGGGCTCGAGTCCAGCCCGCGCTGGAACTATGATCCGACCGGCTTCGATCCCAACGGGCGGTTCACGGTCTGCTTTGTGGGCGGTTGGAACCAGTCGGTGGGCCTCGGACGGGCGGATGTCGAGATCGAACTTGTGGAGGTGGCATAGATGCTGACATTGAAACCAGATGTTCGGATCACCGGACTGCGCCCGGAGATCATCCTGGCCATCGTGGTCGCCGAGCGCGCGTATGCGGAGATCGGCTGCGAACTGACGCTTACATCCGGTATCGAGGGCGCCCACGGACGCGGTTCCCTGCATTTTGCCGGCTGTGCGGTGGATCTGCGGACACAGAATGTCCCGGCCGGCAAATTGCAGCCGCTGGTCGACAAGATCCGTACTGCCCTGGGAGCGGATTTTGATGTGGTGCTTGAGACGAACCATTGCCACATTGAATGGCAGCCTAAGCAACCGTTGACGCATGCCTGATTACCTCGGCCGCATCGAAGTGCCGGAACCCGAAAGCGGCGGAGTCTTCCCGCTGGTCCCGGATTACCCCAACGGTCTCGCCTACGCGCCCGAGGTCGTTGTGCATCAGTTCGGAAGCGCCAATGCAAAGATCCAGCAGCGCTTCCTTCTGGGCACCGGCGCCCGGCGGTTCACCCTCCGCAAGGCCTGGGTGCGCGATGCAGAGCGCCTTGCGCTGCGCGACTTCTGGGAGTCGAAGTACGGGCCCTACGGCGCCTTCACCTACAACGCGCCGAATGACAATGGCATCGGCACCACTGCGTACACTTGCCGCTTTGCGAACGAACCGCTGTCCTGGGAGATGGTCGCCGACTGGGCCTGCTCCATCGGCGTAACGCTGATCGAGATTCCGGCTACCTCACCGAGCTACTCGCTCAACACCACCGTGACCCGGTTCCCTTCTCCGGCTCTGGCGACCGCGCTGCTCGATCCGGTGCAGGTCCTGATTCCGCTGTTGAAGCTTCAGCCCCTCGAATCCGGCTATCCGGCCCTCTACGTCTCCGACCGCCGCTGCACCGTCGGCGGCCAACTCTACCAAGCCCGCTTGCTCGACTTCGACGGCATCTCGCAGTCCCTGGGTAACGACTCCGATGATGCGCAATTCACCTTCGGCAATGCCGATCGGGTGATGACGGCGCTCGCCAACGACGTCGACCTGAACCGCGCCGGGTTTGAGTTCTCGCTGTTTCATGTTGGCACCGGCATCAAACTGGATCTCTGGAAGGGATATCTGGTCGAATGGACCTGCGATTCCGGGGCCGAGTTTCGCGTCACCGCTTCCGATGGCCTCTATGAGCTGACGCTAGGCTATCCCGTGCGGCGCGTTTCTCGGTCCTGCTGGAAAGTCCTCAATAGCGCTGCGTGCCCGTTTTCGTCGGTTGGAGTTCTCGATCTTGTGCACTTTCCTTCCGCTTCGGCCAGTTCCTGCGATAAAGGCTACGACACTGACAACGGCTGCTTGGCGCATGGCATGAAGCGGTACTTCGGCGCCATCCTGGGCACCCCCCAGGGCGTCAACTTGAAAGACAACTCCACGGGCCACTGGGGCTACGGTCGCAGCCCCATCACGTCCGTCTCGCTCATCGATGACGGCATCTACGACCAGGTGATCCCCGAGATTTACACCGACAACGACATGCCGGTGAATTGTAAGATCCTGGCCTACCGGGATGAATCGGAGTTCGCTAACGCACTTGGGATCGTGGGAGAGGGGCCGCTGGGAGCATTTTCCTACGATTGGACCAAGCACACCCTCGACGATCAGATCTGTCACGACCGGCCGCCCATGGGCTTGCGCACCATCCTGGGCACGGACCCAGCGGGAGCGGGCGATTTTGCCTCGTTGGGGGAATCCGGCAATCAGACCAAGGGCGATTGGCGCAAGGTGTACTCGGGCGCCAGCACTTGGCTCGACGACTTTGCCGCCGGAACGGCGTTGATCGACATCCGGGTCAAGGACCAGGTCGGGCTCCAGGTGCGTAAGATCACCGAACACAAGCTGCAGGCGACGGTGTTCCAGGGGCTCAAGGGCTGGGTGTGGACCGCCTCGGGCGTCCGCACCGAGCAGGTGCTGACCAATCCCATCTGGATCTCGGTGAATCTGCTGCTGCGGGCACGCGGCCTGCGACACGCTGATATCAACATTGCCGAACAGCAGTTCGATGTGGCAGCTGCGATCGCCGCGGCGGCCATCTGCGACCAGACAGTGACGCCCATGGTCAAGCGGACCCAGCAGGTTTGGGTGCCGGATGAAGAAGATCCCGGGCATGGCGAGTATCAGGAACAGCAACTGACCAGCGAGACCCAGTTCAAGTTCCGTGGCGCGCTACAGGAGGAAAAGCCCCTGCGGGATTGGATCCAAGAGATCCTCATGAACTGTCTGGGCTACTATAGCTTCCCGTTCGGCAAGCTGAAGCTCGGCATCCGCTCGAACGCCTCCGTGGTAGAAGCCTTCACCATCGGCAACATTCTGTTCAACAGCCTCGTGCTGCGCAACTGGAAGCCCTCTTTCAACCACCTGACGGCAATCTTCGGCAGCGAGGAGATGAACTACAGCCAGGATTCGCTCTCGCTCTACGACGCCGAGCACGCCCAGCTCATCGGCGGACCGACCGCACCCGTGTATCTGAAGTCCCAGGTGAACCTGTGCGGAACCGCCAACCGCAGCCAGGCCGCCCGACTGGTCACGGCGCGGTTGCGCGAAGAACTGGGTGGGGCCACGGCGGCCGAGTGGAAGAAGGCGCGCCAGGTGTCGTTCAAGACCACGGTTCTGGCACTGAATGTGGACCCCGGCATGGTGTGTTCGCTAACGCATGACGATATGCCCGGCGGCATGGGCAAGTTCCGGGTGACCTCCTGGCGGCTCAACCAGGATTACTCGATCGATCTCCAGGGCCGCACCGTGACCGAGTCGATGTACGACATGACCACGGGGCCCAAGCCCGCCGATGTCCCGGCGGCGCCCGTGCCCACCGAACGGGTCAACCGCGTGCGCGGCTTCACCTGGCATCCGTTCGCGGTCCAGCCGCACGCTTCGGATCCGCTGTCTGACCCGAACGATTGGACATTTTACTTAGCACAAAGCTATGAGCAGGCTGCCGATGGGACCGCCCTGGCGGTACTGCGTCTGGCGGGCGTGACACCCGTGAATGCCTTCGTCGCAGACGCGCTGCCACCGGAGATCCGGGGCCATGGAACCGCCTCCACGGGCGGATGCCTCGCGGGCGGCCGCACCTACTACATCGCCATCTGCGGCCGCACGGCGGAGGACAAGCTCAGCCCGCCGTCGAACCTCTTGCGCGTGGCCATGCCGACCGGCACCGACACGAACACGATCACACTGAACAGCATCGTCTGGCCCGCGGGCGACTGGCCCCAGTGGGTACTGTTCGCCTCCGACTCCCTGACCCTGATGTGCGTGCAGGATGAAGGCGTCGAGGCAGAACCGGCCAGCATCACCTTGAGGAACATTGCAAAGCGCTCCACCTGGGGCGTGCCCAACGTCTCCTTCCGCAGGCTGCGATTGAAGGCCAAGCGCATGATTCACTCGGGCGTCATCGGCACCGACATCACCGAGGTGGGGGAAGACTTCATCACGTGCGCAGGTTGCGCGGATCCCGACGACGACTGGACCGGCCGCATCCTCTCGGTCCTGGGAGATCAGTCCGACGGTTCCGCGCCGCTGTGGAACTTCCGCGTCACCGCTTACGACAAAACGAGTGGCAAGTTCACGGTGGATCGCACACCGATCCCGGGTGGAGGCACTGGCGCAGATGATGTCGAAGTGGGTGACGTGTTGGTGATCCGCTCTCAGGCGACGGTCTATTCGGCAACCACCATCGGCGATGCCGGCTACATCAACAAAGGCTCCAAGCAGGACAACCCTCCTTCTGGTGGCTTGATCGCGGGCATCGAAGTCGGCAACATCGTACGCATCTTCGCCGGCACGGGGCGCGGGCAAGCTCGGCGCATCGTGGAAAACGACGCGACCACCCTGACGGTGGACGTTCCGTGGACCGTCCCTCCGGATGCCACCTCTATCTTTGTGGTGGAAGCCCCCAGCTGGACCTACACGAGCGAATCGAGCGACATCCAGAACGCCAATCCCTTCTCGATTGTCGATCTGACCCTGCCGGTCGAAAATGCCGCCCACCAGGTCATGGGCGTGCTCGCCACGACCGTGGACCAGGACGGCAACGAGTCACCCGAGAGTGAAGCTCCCTTCCGTGAAATCTTCGTGTTCGGCAATGTCGGCGCCGTGATCGAAGTGGCCGAGGTGCAGGTAGCCCATGCCTAACTTTCTCCACAGTGTCCCGAGGTCCATCAATGAGAAGCTCGGCGAGGTCATCTCGGTCCTGGATTTCGGGGCCGACGCTTCTGGTGCCACGGATTCATCGGTGGCGTTCGCGTCTGCGATGGCCGCGGCGGACAGCGTGGCTGGCTGTGCCATCCATATCCCGCGTGGAACCTACAAGCTGAACTCGGCGGTTGAGATCGCGGCTGGGGTCGATGCGATCACCCTGTACGGCGATGGTGCGGCCACCCTCCTGAAGCGTGGCGCTGACATGCCGGCGGACAAAGGCCTGCTCAATATCAGCGGCACCGATGTCGTTCTGCGGAATCTCGCGATCGAGGGCAACGTAGTGACGCCCGCCGGCAAGAAGTACGGCACTCTAACTGGCGAGAACAGCTCGGACGATCCGATGCACGCCGATCTCACCCGCAATACGTCCATCTGGATCCAGTCCGGCGCCAGACGCATTCGCCTGGAGAACCTCACCATCCGGCACACCGGTGGATATTCGGTGCTCATTGACGCGCGCACCGCGGATGTCGAAGACGTCTCGATCCACTCCTGCCGCATCGAGCAGTGCCGGCCGCATCTATTCGGCGTCTCGGACGACGATCTCACCTACGGCGCCTGGACTGGTGGGATTCACTATCAGGGCGACTGCCGTGGAACCGCCCCCTATGCCGTGAAGGGTCTCAGCGTCGTCGATTGCACTTTCGATCGCGTCGACGGCGCCTGCGTTTGGGGGCATAGCTACGGTTTCGTTGAGCATCACCAGAACGTCACCGTGCGGAACTGCCGGTTCTCCTACGTGGGCTTCCACTGCGTGGGATTCGGTAACGTGCGCGGTGGTACGAATACGGGAAATGTCGGCCACCACATTGGGTATGTGCACTTCACGGATAGCGATACGCCGGTTCCGAAGGTCCTCAGCGGAGCGTTCTCTGTGTGTCTCGATACGGCCGGCTGGTGCGAAAACCTCGTCTACACGGGAAACAGTTTCCATGAGATCGCCGGCCAGGGTTCGGATCTCGACGGCCTCCGTAAGGGCGTCGTCAGTGGCAACAGCTTCCTCGGTGTAGCCGCGTCTTCCTATGGGCTCAAAGGAATCCAGACCGGTGCGACGTTTGATCCAAATGCCGGCTGCGACCTCATCATCGCCAACAATCACCTGGAGAACTTCTGGTACGGCGCCATCGTGCTGGCGCAAGCCCAGCGCTGCACGGTGCGCGGCAACCGCATTCAGCATCCGTCGGACGCTGTGGTAGCGGCGATCTCCCTCGTACCCATTGACTGTCGGGTCTCGGGCGGCGGGCCGGCCATCTCTACCGACAACGTCGTCACCGGGAACGATATCACCTACTTGGGGCCGCTGTATTGCATCGCCGAGGACCCGGCCGCGCCCTTTGCGCCAAGCGACAGTAACCAGGTCCACGGAAACACGTTCCATGGCTCCAACGCCGGCGAGTTCCAGAAGCACGCGAGTTCATCGAGCACCTGTGCGGCGGTGCAGACGTGCCTGGCGATCGGCGCGGACCGCTTCACGGAGGCCGAAGCCAATCAATTCCCCGCGACGGTCGCCCTGATGATGCTCGGCGGCGGCCGGATGCGCCTCTCGACGAGCGTAAACGCGGGTGCGCGTGTGTGGGAAACCGTGGTCACCGAGCAGTCCGTTCCCTGCTCGTTTGCAATCCCGAAAAGCACGACCCAGGATCTCGGCGGTCAGGTGGTGCTCAAGGGCGGCGACAAATCAGGGGGTGGGCAATGGCCGGACGTCATTCTGGACAATACGCTGGGCTATCTGCGGATCTGGGGCTCCGATTCCGGTTCTCCCTGCAACCTGCTGCTGCACGGCACCGACAATCAGGCTTCGCTGACCATCTCGCACGGATACGTGAATTCGGTGCAGGGCTTCTACACCGAGTCGGCGCAATATAATGCGCTCCAACTTACCAGTGGCGGAGCGTTCGTGAGAGGAGTGCAAATCTCGGACCTCAACGGAGCCGGTGGGTACCTGGCATTCAACCGCTTCAGCGCGGCGGCTCCCACGTCCCTGAATGGTGCCGATCTGACCGATCGCTGCACCCTCCACTATCGCTACTCGACAGTCACCGGAGATCTGGATGATAGCTTGAACTTCCGGTTCAGCGGCACGCTCAGAATGCGTCTGACGGCCGCGGGGAATCTCATCCTTCCGGGAGGCAGCAACGCGCAAACCATCCTGGTCGAGGCTGGCTACATTGACTCCGCACAGGGCCTCAAATCCCTGAACGGGGTCGCCGATGCACTGTACCTACGCGTGACCGACGGCACCGCCGAAAAGGCGGGATTCCGCTACTACAACTCGAAGCTCCAGTATTCCCACGACCTCACGACCTGGTCCGATCTGACCGGGGCGGCGCTCCCCGCCGGCTCCTCGGGGCAGACGCTGCGACATACCGGGTCGGCCTGGGCCGTAACAGACACCCTCCACGTAGGGAGCAATGTGCGCGCTTCCGGCCTGGGCATCGGCGACGCCGACTTTGCGCAGGATGCCTCGCTGCACATCCAGAAGTCGTTCGGGGGCTTCGGCCGCCTCACGCAGATCCATCCCAGCGGGAGTTCGCAGCCAGGACTGAACTTGATGGCCGCTACCGACAGCGGAGGCAGCCCGATGTGGTGGTCCTGGGGCGTGGATTTGAACGGGAATTTCGCGTTCCACCCCACCACCGCGTTCTCCTCCCAGGCCGCCGTATTCCACCGCAACGGCACCGCCGTCCTTGCTGGCGCGGCCTCTGCTGCAGGACTCTCCGTGAGCGCCGGGTGGGTCCAATGTTTCGGAGGATTCAACGCCTCCTCCTCCGGCTCCACCGCCAAGGACCTCATCCAGGCCCAGTACGGCGGCATTTACGGGAAGTATCTCACCGCCGACCAAGCCATTTACCTGCTCACTCTAGGGACCAGCACCCCGCCGGAGAATCCCACGAGCCGGGGGGCCATCGGGCACCGCAGCGGTTCGACCTACTGGTACTGGACCGGCTCCGCCTGGGCTTACGTAGATTTCGCCTCCTCACTGCCGTCCGGCTCGACCAACTATACCCTGCGTTACAAC